TGAAGTGCTTTTCGGGAAGTCGCATTGTGATTTCCTCGGTCTGCCGCCCGGCCTTAATAGTGAATACTATCGATCGCATCCCGTCGGCGAGGGCTATATTGGTGCAGGTTCTCATAAGACAATCTGGAGGTGCGGGTTGTTAATGGCTTGGATGGTGAAAACGCAAGTGCGGTCGTTCTTCCGTGCGAGGTCTGCAATCTCCTTCGCGGCGTACCCGGCGATGGCGTAGCAGTCAAGGTTCACAAGGATATTCCCGTTCTTTTCCTCAAAGGAAATGTTATCCGCTTGCCCGGCAAGGATTCTTCGTATCTCGTTTTTCATTTTCAATACTTTTCAATCCAATGCGTATTTATCTTAATGAGGGAGATTGCACCTGCGTACAGGAGCGGGAAGGCAACCAGCCAAACGACCCACCAGCGGGCGATGACGGAGAGGGCAAGCCCCGCAATAATTGCGAGAACTGCGAGAGTGTTGTAAATCTTTTTCATAAGGTATGAGTATTAAGGAGTTGTGCTTTTCTTGTGTCCTCGGCCTTGCAGGAGAGGATGTCCGCGACCCGGTAGAACTTCGTCCCGGCGTGGCCTTTCTCCGTGTGTACAGGGGTGATTCTTCCGGCCTTAACGAGTTCCACAAAGTAACCCCCGTAGACCTTTTTGGCCTGCCGCTGGGACATTTCCCCGGCAGTTAATCCCAGTTGTTCAAGGACAACTGCCACCACCTGTGCAACCTCGGAATTATTCATAGCGGTTTACGATAAACGTGTCACCCTTCTTGCTGACCGAGAATGTCTTGTCGCAAAGGTTGGCGATGGTCGAGCAGGTGTTCCGCAAAGTCCCTTCGTGGACACCCCGGAAGATAATCTGCCCGCCCTTCTGCAAGGCGATTATCTGACTTCTAATCGAGTTCGTTTTTCTCATATTTTTTCGTATCATTATGTAAATGCAATGCAAATATATATATTATTTTTGAATAATTCAACGATTCATCTAAAAAAATTTCGATGAAAGTTTGAAAACCATAGAAAACAACCACAAAATCAATCCATTATGTCACACGAAGAAAGATTAGAAATTCTGACCTCCATCTATCGCAAGGCCCTGGGGCTGGGGGTAGTTAAGACAGTCAAGGAGTTTGCAGAGGCTCTTGAAATGAACGTGTCCGGCATATCGTCGGCGCTGAATGGCTCGGAGAAACATCTAACAAAATCCCTTATCACAAAGGCCCAGCGGTGGGAAGAACGCACCTTTCCCGGCGGGGAACTGCCCAAGCAGGAGAAGCGGCCCGATGTCGTTATCCCCGCCGAAACTCTGGACTTGTATAACAATATGGCCCGGGCCATCGCAGACCTTTCCGATATTCTTCGCCGGGCAGGTATCTCGGTCGGGGTCGGGTCGAACTTGGAAAAAAACTTCTATCGTAATGGAAAGTGAATCACCCCTCGAAAGGGCCATCCGGGAGTGCCCCGACATTGAGCAACACCCCGAACTCATCCTCCGGCTGGTAGACCTCCTATTCCTCCTGTCGGAGAAGGAACCCGTACAGAGTTAACGAATACGGGCCGCATCCCTGCGGCCCGTATCGATGAGAACAATCTTAAAAATAAAATGGCTAAACCATTAAGGTTCATTATTAAATAGAACAAGGGTCGCATCCCTGCGACCCCTGCCATCGAAACCTAAAAAACAATCCACAAATGAAAAAGTCTTCATCTTAAAATAGAACCGGGGGTGCATCGCTGCATCCCCGGACTATAACCAATCTAACCCATTAAAACAATGAGAAAAGAAATTCCCCTGCTTCTATCCATAAATAGATCTTGACCCGATTTTGTTACGGCCAGCGGAAGGATTCTATCACCTTCCTGTTCGCGGCGTTCATCAAGTCGAAATCTCTTTCCGCATAAATATCCGTCATCCGATAGTCCCCAACGTGGCACAGGCACTCATCAACAAGGGCCTTCTCCACACCGAGTTTCCGGGCAATCGTGGCCCACGTTTTCCGGGCCGAATAGAAGGAGATATGTTCCGTGTCAGGAAGGTGGTTTTCCGTGGCCCATTCTTTCAGCCCGGCGTTCACCCGTGCGGTGCAGCCGTTACAGGTGGAGTACCGATGCAGGGCCGGGAGCCACCATCCCGCCGGGCCAGCCTGTAACCTCCCAATAATCCCGGACACTTCGCCGGGAATATCCACCTTCATAATCGCCCCGTCTTGCCGCCTGTGTTGCGTTTTGCGGCGGTTATAGACCCAGCGGGAGAGTTGGGGTTTGGCGGCGTACATATCCGCGAGATTCGCGCCCATTGTGGCAAAGGAAAGGAGGAAGATGTCGCGGGCGAAATCCGGCCCGGAATCAATGACCATCTGCAATTCCTCGGAGGTCAGCGCACGCGCTCCCTCGGACGGCGGGACGGGCTTGGGGATGGCATCGAACGGGCTGCGCGGAATCAGTATCTTGTCATCATCATTGTACCTTTGCTTGGCGGCATTAAACAAGTGGGCGAGTTTGGCCAGATGCCGGGAACTCGCACCGCCCTTCCTCGGTTTCCCGGTATCAATCCATTCCCCCGTCCGGGGGTTGTACTGCATCTTGGTTTCCGAGTCGTTCTTCTCCACGAAGTCCAGCAGCAGGGCTTTCGTGATGTCGTTTATATCTATCGTCCGTCTCCCAAGAAACCGCTCGAAAGCCCGGAGTGCCATATCGTAGGCCCGCCGGGTGCTGGGCGATTTTCGAGACAGGTACGAATCGCTCCACGCGAAGAAGTCCAGCGCGAAGTTTTCCTCCCGCAGTTTGGTATGTATGTGCGCCACCACCCTGTCCACATCCCAGCCCTCAATGACGAAAGGGGAGAGATCGGACACCGCCGCCCGCATCTCCTTTATCAGTTCGTTTGCCCGGTTGAGTATGTCCGGGGACTTGATATGTAATGACCGGGAAAGGTCTGTCTGCCGGGCTACAAGTGTTGTGGCCAGCCGCCGGGTCTTGCCCCTGAACGTGACGCGAATCTTGACGGGATAAGTGCCGTCCTTCCGGCGGTTGCCGGGGATTACGATGGGTTTGAAGGTTATCATTCTGACAAAATAGTGATAAATTTTGAATCCATCAAGGGTCACTTTCCCGATTCGGATGGACGGCCATAGGATGGTAGAATAGGATTCCGCGCACGCGCACCCGGGCGCGGGGGAGAGATTAGGTTAGAATTGCGTTAGCACCCTGCCGGGAGGTTGGGTGCTAACTATTTACGGATTTCGGGCTGGAGAAGTATGACATCATCGTGACCAAAACTGCAAAGAACAAGCGGGGCGAACCTCCCGGCCCGTCCCGCTCTTTCCTTTAACACTCTCGCGCCTTATGAATTACGCGATAGCACAAAGGTAGTCATTTCTTTTGAATCCGGCAAGTACCGCCGGAGGAAGGCATCTACCATCCCGTTGACATCCAGCCCGGCATCCCGGAGGTGTTCACGCGCCGCCCAGCCTTCCGGGGTCAGCATTATCGCGGCGGCTTTCTTTCGTCCTGTTCCTTGCAGGGGTCGGCCCGCTCCGGGCCGTGCGCCCCCTCGTTTTGTCTTGCTCATTTACTTGTCCTCCTTCTTATCGTTTTATTGCTTCATACCTATCAGTAATATGCGGGTCAAAAGATTGAACTCTTTTCATTAACATAACTGCGATGGTATAGCCATTATCAAGATTCTTCTTGGCGAATCTGTTTAACGTATAGTAGAGAAAGTATGCAAGTAGTTTGCTATTCGTAGCAATCTGACCGACACAAGGACAAGCAGCAGCATATACACCGTCAAATTTTCGTGAAACTACAATATACTTTCTTGGTTTTATATCCTGATTAATCCATATTCCAGTACTGTTAAAATTTTTTCCCATGTCTATTCCTCCTTTCTTGCGTTAAACCTTTCTGGGTAACCGATTCTTTCAAGCAGTAGCCACTCACCTTCATCTAATCGCATATCTTCTTCGTGGTCTTTTACTGCTATGAGATGCCGTGCAATTTCTCCAAGTTTCTCCAAGTCCACCTCCGGCTGCTCCGGGAAGGTGTCGATGTACTGCTCAAAAAGGTCAAGCGCATCTGCCATACCTTCGTAGTAGGTGAAGTCATCGGTCTTCATCTTGGCGCGATATTCTGCATATCGCTTATCAATCTCGGCGCGGATTTGTTCTTTGATATTCATTTACTTGTCCTCCTTGTCTTTTGATTCATCATCAAGCCATTGGATAGCCTTTTCTATAGACAGTTCTTGCTTTGGCTGGGTGCGGAGGGATTTGAGACGGTTCTGTAACCAATTCTTGGTATTACCATCACCAAAAGTGGAATCAACCGCCATAATGAGATTCTGAAAATAATGCTCATCCTCCTCGCTCCACTCTGCGGGCTTCTGCTCTTTCTGCTTTTCTTGCTGACTCATAGCAAAGTCATACGGATTTTCTTCTGTTGCGGGGTAACCACAATATGTAGTCTTCTCACCGTCATAATAATAAAGTCCTTTTCCTGACTCAAACAGTTCTTTCTGCTTTTCGAGCCAAGCAACGGCTTCCTTATAGGCAACATCCGTACCTGGCAGGTTATCCTCCGGGAAGGGCATATCAAGGCTTTTGATTATCGCCTTCCGTATCTGCTCGTCCCGGCTCTCCTTCAACTGAGGGAACAAGAACTCCAGGGTAGCGTCATCGTATGCGCCAGTTCCATAGGCGGCGCGAGCCCTCTCAAATGCGTTATCCATATTATTCACAAGGTTTATAATTATCGGTATCGTAAGCAATGGTATCCAGCCGCTCCCATAGGTTCTGTTTCGTTTCCGGGGTTAGCAGGGGGCATTCTTCGGTAGCCTTCAAAAAATCCTCCGGCTCAAAGACCTCATTAATCTCAAAGATGTCGCAGCTACAAGACCTATCGTAGCCGTCCGTGATATAGGCTTCGACCTTAATGCTATCGTCATTGATTCGCTGGGAGAGCCACGCCTGTACCGCTTCATCGTCGGTCAGCTCCTCAATCCAAATCAGTTTGTAGTACAGGGAGGTACAATCGTAGAACTCGCCGCCTACCATCCCGTTTCCGAGATTGGGAACGAAGCCCCGGTGTTCACTTTTTATTGTTGGTCTAATTTCCATATCCTGTTGTGTTAATTGTGGCGTTTCTGCCCAATTCCCTTATAATGTTATCTAAAACTCGATTTTAGGGGATTATAGGGGGCGGGCGGTATTCCCGCCCCCGGAATCATTTAAGCGGCCTGTGCGGGCTTTTCTCCGAGGATATACCGGGCGGCTTTCTCGGCCCGGCCAGCGGCCCAGACAATCATCTTGGGGTCGTTCTTCAATTCCTTAAGCCAGCCCTGTATGTAGGCCACCGAATTGCGGAAGGCTTTGGCAGAATCAATCCCGGAGTTTGAGCAGAGCATCGCCGCTCCCATCTCGGCAACAAGTTCCTCGCGGGAGTACTCGGAGTTGCCGAAGAATGACCGCTTATTGTCAGCCACCCGGTTGCAGCGGGATTCCTTCATCGTGGAGTGGACAAGTTCGTGGAAGGTCGTGGAGTAATACTCGGCGGCGATGTCGTACTGCCCCAGCATCGGAACGACAACCTTGTCCTCGGCGGGGGAGTAGTAGGCTTTCCCGGAGGGCTTGTCATTGAAGAATTTGAGGTCGGCTTCGCGGGTCAAGTAGCCGAGGATGGCGGCTTCTGCTTCGGTAATCGGGTCAAGGGTCTTGACTTCCTGCTCCCCGGTCTTGACTTTGGATTCAATCCCTTCCGTCTGCTTGATGTGCCATACGTTGTAGTAGCGGAGCAGGGGGTAGGATTTCAGTACTTCCTCGCCCGTCTCCGGGTCTTTCTCCTTGTACTGGGTCTGCTTGAAGAAAACCACCATCCGGGCCTTCTCTCCTTTCTTGATATGGCCCTTCCGCTCTTGGATTTGGTTGAAGGTAAGGTACTCGCCCGGCTCGCCGAGCAGCCACTGATTCAGCACCGAGTACGCCCGGCGTGTGGTGTAGGAAATGGCGCAGTCCTCGCCGTCGGAGAGGGTGTTGAAGTGCCACGGCTTCTGCCACGGAATGATGCCCTTGTTCAGCATTTCACAGATGCGGTCGGTGACCATTTGATAGACGTTGTTGTTCATAAGGTATGAGTGTTAAGGGTTAATTATTAAAATTCTGCAAGTTCGGGATGGAAGGAATCAAAGGAAACGCCGAGGATTTCCAGCATATTCCAAAGGGCGGTGCGGAGGTGGCGAACATTATCGGTGTGGGTGCGGGCCATCATTTCCTCTCCCTGTGCCTGTCGATAATACTGCTCCCCGAGGGCCGGGTTTTCCTTGCCGACCTCAAAAGCCTTGTTCCAAAGTTGGCGTTCTATCTCGGAGTGGATGTTTTCAAGTTTGATTTCCGCAAGGAGGTTTCCTTTGATTGCGATTGCGATGTTTTTGTAATTCGTATCCATTTTGTTTTGTGTTTTGTTGTTTGTTTTCGTATGCAAATATACAACCATTTTTTGAATATGCAAAATATTTTCAGAAAAATTTGCGATTTTTTCAAAGTTACTTCGCAAAGTAAAGACAATACCCGTCCCATTTATCCCTCATAACCCTTTGCCCGGGGGTGAAGATATGTCCGCTTGGTTACGGCTCGTCTGTATGAAAGTCTTTGCCCTTGCTGGCATTATCGCGTTACGGGTGGAGCGCGTTCCAGCATCCCCCACGGATTCCTCCGTGCCCTCCGGGGGTTCGCTTTTGCAAACTCCTTATCGGGGTATCTCGCTTTGCTCGGGCGGGGCTTATGAGGTCGGAGGTCGCAGGGTGGCGTTGCCCCCCACTTGGGTGAATCCCCGCCGTACCCATTACATCGCAAAGTGGATAAGGCTCTTGGCTTTGAGATTGGTATCGGGGTCGAAGCCGTGTAAACACCCCGTTCATACAGGATTTATGTAACGAGATTTTCCCTGCTCCGTCCCCCGGTTCGCTTGGGATGGGCAACAAAAGAAAAGCCCGTACCGAGGTGACGGGCAGGGTACGGGCATATAGTTGTCCCTTTCGGGATTATACTATCTTGATATGTCAGCACCGCTCCGTCACTTGCGGTATTGCAAAAATACAAATAATGATTGAAAATTATTGGATGCTGCAAAAGAACATCGCAATTTTTTCAAAGATTCACCCTCAATCCTACGACAATTCCGACACCGGGGGTCACGTTGTCCATCCCGGGTTGCCAAAAGACACCCGGCCCGGCACTCACGCCCCAGCCTATCCGCTTCCATCTTTGGGGAGAAGGGACGGGGACTTGCTGCTGGATGGTTATTGTCTTGGGGAAAACTTCGACCCAATCCAAACAGGGTTCAATCCCCGACACTTGGGCCTTGTAATCTTCTCCTTCGTAGCCCTTCACCTCCCGCTCCATCGCCACATACAGGGTGTCTTTCAAACGGAGGGTATCGGTCACCTTGACCAACTGCACCCGGTCAACATACTTGGTTACAAAAACGGGCTTTTCAAGGCGTATTGTGTCGCGCCTAATAACTACTACCGAATCGGTCTTTGTGGCCGCAGAATCGAGTTTTAGAGGGTATTTTTGGCCCGTTTTGAAGGCAACGAAAAGCAGGGCCGCGAGAAGTAGCCCCGCCGCCCCGCAAAGGAGGTAGTTCTTTATTCTATCGTAATCCATATCTCTTGCTTTCGCTGGTAGGCTGGCCAGATATAGAAACGCATCAAATCCTGCCACGCCTGCACACTATCGAAAATTCGACCCCGGATGCCGGCGTGCAGCATTCCCGGCCCGATGCAGCCAGCCGTTTCCTCCGGGCGGTTTAATGGATGAATCATAATCCCGCTGAATCCCGGCACATCGCACAAGTACGGGAACTTGCCCCCGTACTCTTTCGCGTACCACTTATCCTTGAACTTGGGGGACACTCGCATCTGCACCCGGTATGTCCCCTTCGGGATGGCCGTCTTGCCCTTGACCTTCTTTCGCTCAATCTGCGGCAAGGCCATCTCTTGAAGCAACCCCCTGTCCTCCGGCTCTAATGTCCAGCACAGGAAACCGCCCTCATCCGTGGTCATCCGGGCGTGGGTGTAGCCCGCGGCGCTCTCGTACTGGTTGCGTATGACTCTAATCTTCAGCATCGCCTTCGTCCTTTGGTTGTCCGTCCCGGTCCTTTATCTCCATGGAGGTCTCCCCGTGCGTAATCTTCACGCCCAGGCCCTCCAGGATCGCCTCCCTCGCTTCGAGCAGGGCCATTATGGCGAACAGCTCGGCCACGAAGCGCAACACCGACGGGTCAATCACCCCGGTGGGCGGTACGATGAAGGAGGCGATGCCGATCCCGATGGCACCCAGCGAGAGCACCAACAGGAGTACCGAGGTGCTGGTGCGGATGTTCTTCGTCAGGTTGCGTAATCTTGTCAGTCGATCCATTTTTCAAAAATCGTAAGTTACCGAGTTAGGGGTTGAATTGTTATGCATTAGGGATTAGTAGCCTAATTTGATTGCTTGATAACGCCCCAATCTTTTCGGCCAACTGCGATGCAAACCACGCATACCCCAAGTCATTATAATGTACACTATTAGACCCCGACAAGTCCGGCCAATAGTGATATTGCGCATCACTTGTTACAGGGACATCCATCACGGCGCATCCAAATCTTGATGCGATGTGGTCAATTGCGGAGTTTGTATTCGCCAGATCGGAACCTCCCGTTCCGCTCGTTGTCCATATCTTTAACAATAAGACCTTATAACCGAGATTCTTGAATTTCTGAACAAATCTGCAATAACAACCAACATTGTTATCCGCCCAGCCATTGGGATTATCGCCTACTACATCAGTGTCCAACGTGTCCGAAATACCCGCATTTGTGCCAAGATAAATAATTGCCAAAGGATTTTCTTTTGCCACCACTTGCGCCCCGAAACTATCCCAACAAGATTTTGCCGTAGCACCACCCACGGCAAGAATTTCGTATTCGTTGCCACATAACTTTGACAGGATTTGCGGATACGGGCGATATGCTTGACGGCTTGCAGACGATGACGTATATACTTGCGAAAAAGTAAGTGAATCCCCAACACATACAAGATTACTAAACGCCGCAATAGGGTTCCACTTTATTGACTCTCCACTATTGTACACTCCAGTATATAAGATATTTGCCGTTAAGCCATATTGCGTTTCGTAAGATACGGCAATTTGAACATCGGATGATGTATTATTGGCCCAAAAATATAGTCTTGTTGTGGAATCAATAGAAATAACCTTTACATCATAACTATCTCCAGATTGTACGGAAATCATTGCAACGCCATTCAAATATCCTCTTGCCACAATTCCTATCGTTTGACCGGCTTTGAGTATTCCGCGGGCAACGGAGAATGGAGAAGAAGAAGCAACAAAACCATTCGCATGGATATATTGCCCGCTTGTTACGGCAAATCCATTCCATGACGATATAAACATTTGCGTTTGTTTAAGTGCTTTGCCGAATCCGAAATCTTCCACATAAGCCACCAATCCATACTGCGTTTCATACGATACGGCAATCTGCACATCATCCGATGTGTCATTTGTCCAATAATATTGTCGGGTGGTAGAATCAAGCGATGCAACTTTAACCTCATAAGTATTTCCAGATTGTACTGAAATCATTGCAACGCCGGTCAAATATCCACGGGCGGATATTTTTATCATTTGCCCCGCCTTAAGTGTTCCGCGGGCAACGGAATACAAATTTTGCGAAACAAGCGCACCGCCAGCCGTTATATATTGACCGCTTGTTATGGACGATTGCCAAGTTGTTATATTGGCCAATTTTTGGCTTAACTCGGTGAGTTGTGCCGCCGTCGCTGCCCCCGTTACCTCCTTGCTCCAACTGCCGTTGTACTTCAAGATAGCCACCTCGCCGTCATTCAGCACAAGCCCGCCGAAGTTGGTGTAAGTCCCGGCTTCGCTCGTCAGCCAAAAAGCCAGCAGGTCGGAGTAGCCGATCGGCGTGTCGGAGGGATGCGCCACGCCCATAAACTGATACCCTGCTCCGAGAGTATTCACGACCTCGTTCATCGCGGTCTTGACCATTGCGGCAGTTACCTCTTGGTTGCCGTTGGTGTAGATATTTGCGGCTATCGTAGCCAGCAGATTTGCATAGTTTGCCATATCTATATCGTCGTTATTTCATTTTTATCAAATTCTTCCGGGCATATCCAGCTCGTGGGCACTTCCAGCCGGACGGAAGCGAAGACACCGGCGCACTCGTCCAAAAACCGCTGGTTGAAGGTCTGGGCCGTCCACATCGTTCCGGGGAAGATACCCAAATCATCCAAGCTGCGGAGAATATTTCCCAAAGTCAGCACCCCGACACTCTGTACCTCAATCTCGTTTCCCTTGTCGGCGGTTAATCTGTCCACGTAGAAGAATGTGAACGCGAAGGTCTGCAAGTCTTCCCGGATTTCGTGCTGGCCCTGCGTCCAAGCGAAAACCCCGTACTTGGCGTCTGGGATGGTATTGAGCCGGAAGACATCATTCCGCACAATCATATTGACGGATGGCTGGCGGCTGGCCACTCCCTCGAAGATGCGTATGGTTTCCAATAGTGTCATCAGCAGCACCCTCCCTTCTTGATTTGCTTCCCGCGTGGACCACCCAGCCACACGCCACAGGTGGCGGCAGAATAGAGGTTCGCCTTGATTCGGTTGCAGTCGCACTCATCCAACTCCGGGAAACTTGCCCGGCGGTCGTAGACCCATTGCTGCAAGAGCAGACAATGCGCGTCGGCCTTCGATTGGTAGTAATACTGCTGCCGGGCCAATTCCTCCACACTCGCTATATACAGGTTCTCGTCCTGTGACTTTGAAAGCCCGAAATTCCCAACTTTGTAACTGACTTTCGGTATCAGTTCCACGATGGTTTGGTAAGCCAAAAAGTATTGGCACTCATCTACCAAGTCCTTGTACTTCTTGTTCCCCTCGTTCCCGATTGTCCCCTCCTTTACCAAAGACTTGACGGCATCAAGAAGGCAACTTCCGAGGATGCCCCGGAGGTTGATTTCCTGCGCTTCCCGGATGGATGGCTGGATGAACTTCCCGGCCATGTTGTCGGAGATATTCGTCACACTCTTGACGAACTTCTCGCTGGTAAGAAGAACCTCTGCCATTACTGCACACTTTGCTCCGCGCCTTCAAGGGTGAAGGGCCGGATGGTTAACACTTCCTCGCCGTAGATATACTTAAACTCGTCGGCGATGTCCCGCTGAACGGGACGGATAGCGGTTCTATTGTAGAGTTTGAAGGCTTCGGAAAATTCCTGCTCCGAGAACCCTGTGCTTTCGTTCATCAGTCCAAACAGGGCCGGAATCGCACGATAGGCCGTGAAAATCTGCTGGCGGCTGAACTTGGAAAGGGCATCATACCGCTCCCCGAAATTCTCCACCTTTAGCGGCGTTATCGTGGTCATCGTGTCCTTCGATTCGTTCCAGCTGAACATCATTCGCATCGCGTTCTGGTGGCCGGAGAACTTCTCCGTCATATCCCGCTCGATTTCCTTTTGCATTTCTTCCGTCGGACGGCCTTGATTAAAGTTCACCAGCACCGAACCCGTGAAGCAGTTTTCCAGCGCATTGATGTGGTAGTCCGCAATGCCCCTTTCGATTTCGCAGTCCTTGACGGCAGACTGAATCGGGGAGATAGGGTAAGTCCCCGCGCCCACGTTCTTCACGAACAGGATGGAACTCGCGTGGCGGTTCTTTTCCTCATCCTCCAGCGCGGCCCATTCCTCCGGCTTGAAGGGGTAGAACTTGGGATATACCACGCAATCCCGTGCACCCTTCCCCCATTTCTCGGAGTAGTAGAAACTCTCGTTGTCCTCATCGCTGCGGATATACCGAACAGGCAGGGGGTGGGTTTCCGCTATCCCTCCGTCCCGGCTGCGGATAATTTGGTAACACCTACCTCCGTACAGGAAGGAATCAAGCCCGAGGGCCTGCACCATCTTGCGCGGGGCATCCCCGTTGATTCTCCGGGTGGCCAGCACATCATCCCCGGCCACAAACTTCGCCGAACCCTCCACGATGGTTTGCAGGGTCGTGACATTGAGGTACAAGTCCCACAGATAGTCCGGGTACTTGTTCAGTTCACCCCAATCCACCCGGTTGCCGTGCTTGCGCTCCACCGGGGTCACGATGTTCTGCTCCAAGTACGGGTCAATCGCCGCGAAGGTCAGCCGCATAACTTCCGTATTGCTCATATTCTATCGTTTTCTCAAATTCCGTCCTGTCCGGGGTGTAATCACCCTTGATTGCCAACCCCTCGGATATGACTTCTTCTCCGGCCATCAGCCTGTAAGTGTACTCCCCGTCCGGGAGGTCGAAGGCCATCTGCCCGGAAAAATAGAGCGGGCCTTCCGTCAGTTCGACGGCCTCCGAATAGACCTGCAACCCGACATTGTTCACCAGCTCGAAGCGGTCTGCCGACGGGGCTTCCCACGGCTTCGGAATGTACAGGGTATCGGAATCAAGGTATATCATATCTTTTCCGTGAAATAGACTTGCCGCCGAATTTGTTATTTAGGCCGATTTGAGGGCCTTGAAGGCTTCCGGTGTATAATTTATTGGGAAAAGGTTTGAAGGCCGCAGAATCGAAAAGTAGCACGAAAAAACCCGACCTTGCGGGCCGGATTGCAGATTGGAAAGGGAGAAAGGTCAGTCTTTGCTATCGAAGCGAATGCAGCACCAATCGTCGGAGTATAGGGAGTTGGTTTTCCGTCGGCAGTACCCGGCGTGGCTTCCATCGCTCCGGGGTGTCCAATTCCGACAGGCGCGGCAGCAGATTTCGGTATCTCCGGGGAGCATCCCTTCGCGGATAATGTCTTGCAGTTTCATAAGGTATGAGATTAAAGGGTTATCGGATTGCGGTAATGATTCGGGATTTCAGTTCAACAGCCTGTGCCGGAGAGAGGTGATTGGTGGCAGAGAGAACCGCGACCGCCATTCCGACGGGTGTGCAATCAAGAACCATCTTAACCCCCAAGTAGGTCAGTTTGTCAAAATTGATTTCGTGTTTCATAAGGCGTTGTTTGTTTTTGTTTTCGTATGCAAATATACAAACAATAATTGAATATCCAAAACTTTTTCAAAAAAATGTGAAGATTTTTTTCATATAACGGAAAGACCCCAGCCGAAGCCGGGGTCAATCGCATAGAAACGCAGCTTTTACAGGAGGTCGGAGATGATGGATTCCTGCACCTCGAACGGGAGTTCCGCGCTCTCGTCAATGAGGGTGACATCGTACCCGTTGCGGTCGGCGCGGGCCGTGCCGGACAGGGCAGCACCAGCGGACAGGCGAAGCGGGGCATCCTTGCCGAGATACCAGTACTTGCCGTTCATATCCTCCACGATAGCCACGAGGTCGGCCTGTGCCAGCGCGACAATCGCGGCCCGCTTGGCGGTCTCCATTCGGTTGAAGGCCATAACGAGGTCGGTCTGCACGTAGTTGCTCGCGCCCGTGTCGGACACTTGGTAGTTGGAGGAAATCGAACCCGTGTTCGGGCGGAAGTTGTACTCCAGGAACTTCTTGCTGGATGCCATCGTGACGGCCGTGATGATATTGTCGGTCACGGCCACGGCGGTCACATCGTCGAAGTTCGCAAGAAGGACGCGCTTGATGCCTCCGAGGTTGGATTCGCAATCTTTCGGGATTGCGGAAAGGACTTGACTACAAGACATATCTATTAACTTTTTTGTGTTATCGAAGAAAAAGGGACGGGCGTTGCGGCCCGCCCCTCTTGGTTTCGGTTTCGGTGTGCTTAAACAGCAGTACCGAGGACAATCTGTGCCGGGAAGTAGTAGGCCACGCCGGAAGTCCACTTGACCTGCCACTTGAACAGGCGGTCATCCTGCGACCACCACAGGTCGACATCCACCTCGTCACCATCCACATCGGTGAGGTAGGTAAGGTTGTCGGCAAACGTGCCCACGATGGCGTTGCTGCCAGCGAGACCCGGGGTCTTGACCACCACGACATCGCTGCCGGGGAACACGAAGGTCTCCGGGGCGGCATCGTTCGGGCCGGCATAGTGGTAGTAGTTCAGCGCAACCATCTGCTGGAGGAAGGCGCGGTAGTTGGCCGGGGAGATGAAAATCATACCGCCGCGGTTAAGGGTCTCATCCGGCATCGCCATATAGACGTTCTGGATGGATGCGTAGACGTTCGCGCCAGCGGTGGCGGTGAGGACATCGGTGTCGGCGGCGAACTGCGCGAGAAAGCCGTTGAGCATGGCCATATTGCCCTGCCCGCTGGTGGTGTTGCCCTGCCAGATGAGGTTCTCGATGACCTTGTTGACCTCGCGGCCCATCACGTCCATCAGGTACGCCTCATACGGGAGGTTGTTCTCGGTGGCGTTGATGCGGACAAGGTACTCGGCGTACTTGCCCAGCAGGGTCTCGGGGCAGAGCTGGCCGTCGTGTTTGAGTGCCCGGACGGTGACAGTCTTTTGCGAGAGGGTGGCTTCGTCCAGCGGATTGAAACCGCAGCCGGAGCCGTCCTGCAGGACGAGGTTGAAGTCGAGGAAGGGAAGGCGCTCGCCGGACTTGATGCCCGTGCGCAGACCGATGCGGCGGCGGGTGTCAGAACCTACCAGCGCAAAGTTCTTGATGATGAGGTCACGATTCTCCTGCACATAGGCGGGGAGGGAGGTGACGAGGAAATTGGTAACTGCCATATCTTGCTTGTATTAGTTGAATTTTCTTTGCCGTGAAATAGAGTTTGAAAGCGGGTTGTTAAAAAACCTACTTGCTCATCAGTTCGGCCACGCGGTCAAGGCCCTTTGCCCCGGTCTTGCGGAAGGACTGCTCCTTCACTTCTTCGTGGGCTGGCTTGGCGGAGGGCTGGGCTTTCAGTTCGGTCACCTGTGCCCGGAGGGATTCGACCTCGGCGGAAAGGGTCTCGGCTTCGGCCTGTGCCTGCTGGGTGGCTTCGACCCCGGCGTTGCGGACTTCTTCGAGGGCCGCTTCCAGTTCCGCAATCTTTGCGAGGGCTTCTTCGTACAGGGCCTTGTAATCGGGTTCGGCTTCGGGTTCAACCTCGGCGGCTTCCTCGCCCTCGGGTGCGACCTCGGCTTCCGGGTCACGAATCTCCGCGACCTTGCCGTCCACGACCACGATGGTCTTGCCGTCCTCGGTCTTGTAGTCCCCGTCGGCGGCGGCTTCGCGGGTGTCATTCTCGGTGACGACCTCCACGGAATCACCTTCCTTCAAGTCCTCCTCGCCGGGCCATTCGATGATGCCCTTGTCGGTGGTTACACGGCCAAACTTCTGCTCGGCCTTCTGCTCCGCTTCCAGCCGGGTGCGGAGAAGTTCTAAAATGCGTTCAATCTTTGCCATAATCGTATTCTTGGTGTCTTTGTTTGCTGCTGAAAATTCCCCGGCCAGCCCGTCCACGATTTCGTCTATGTCCTGCTGGTTGGGTTCGGTGGCGAACCCGAAAACACCTTCAAGGGAGAAACCTTGATAAGTGCCGTCCTTGATTGCGGCCCACACATCGTCATTGGTAACGTGGAACTCCGCGAACAGGGAGCCGTCCGCGATGTCGTCGAAGCCCTCGGGATTGATACCCTTTGCGGAATCTTTGATAAAGAACTGCACCATCTCCACGCCGTCCACCTCGTTGCCGTCGTGCATCGTGTCCACGTTGTTCTGCCGGGATTCGGCAAGGTACTTCTCTGCCATTTCCCGGATGGTGTCAGCCCGGTAGATGATATAATACTCGCCGCCCTTGTTATCCACTCGATAGATAGGGAAATCGGCCCGCATCACCACGCCCCGGACAAGTCTCTGTTCCTCGTCCTGCACGGCGTACATCTGTATCTTCTTGAAGGTCTGCCAGCCGGAGAGAACCGCCGGGGCATCCACAAGGGAAATCCGAATCATCCCGCACTCCTCGTCGGAGAGCAGGGCTTCGTATACGGGGATTCCGTCAATAGTAGAGGTCTTTGCCATCAATTCACTTTCCGTGAAATAGACAAAGACCCCTTTTTGTTAAAACACCCCGTTTTTGCCGTCTAAAACTCCGTTTCGCGCACCTTAACGCGCTGGGCGGTATTGGCTATTTCAAGGTCGCTATAAACGAGGAATACGCGCTGATTTTGGTACAATCGTTCTTCCTCCCTTTGCCCGGTCACGTTTCGCACTTGGGCCACATAGGGGGAGAAGGCCGGGGCGGGCACGGCTGCGCTGGAGGAATCATTCCCTACCTTGACTGAGTTCATTTGCTTCACCTGTGCGTACCCGGCTGCGAGGACGGCGGCGGCGTTCATCGGGGCGAGGACTGCCTTAACCGAGAGGGGCAGTTCGGCCGCAGACCAGGTGGAGGTGAAGGCGGATACCGCTCCATTGATAGTAGAAAGGATGGCACTCGCAATCTTGAACCCCTTTGCCTTCTTCGCGGCGGCTTCGTCCGCATCGGCATCGGCTTCGTAGATGTCGGCAATCGCCCCGGACAAATCGGACAGGGTGGAGGTGTAACCCATAAACGTAGCCAGCCGCTCCCGCTTGATTCTCTTTTCTTCTTCGAGGGCGTTCCACTCGGCATCCAACTCCGCTTGCAGGGTTTCCGTCACCACATCCAGTTCGCTCTCGTTCAACTGCTCCAAGAAATCAAAGAATTGTTTGTCATTTTCCTCTTGCAGTTTCCGGGCATCGGCCAGCAGGGACTCCCGGCGCTTCCGCTCCTTCTCCAAGTCATCCCAAGTGGCAAGGGTAATCTTCGCCGCTTCGACCTCCTTCTCTGCCGTCTTTATGGCGGTGGACTGCTGCTCCCGGAGGGTGGTTTCGATTTCCCGGTTCAGCCGTCGGCGGGTCTTGGCAAATTCACTCCGCTTGCGGATATAGTCGGCTTCGTACTGCGCGAGTTTGTCGTTGACCTCCTTGCTATTCTCGGTCAGTTGGGACTCCCGCAGTGCGAGTTGCCAGCGGCGGTACGCCAAATCCACTTCGTTCTGGAATATCTGTTCTTCCTTCGCGGCGGCATCCCGCAGCATCTTCTCCCGCTCCTTTGCCGTGTGTTCGGTTTTCTTCGCGGCTTCCGCCCGCAATTCATCCGCTTCCGCTTGGAGCCGGGCATTGGCCACCATATACTCCCGGTTCAGTTTCGTAATCTCCTGCGATTCGTTCTCCATCTGCATCCGGGCATCGGATAACTCCTTATTGAGAAGTCCCCACTTGATAAGCAGATTTCCTACCCATTCCACCACGCCCGCGATGGCGTTGGCGAAGGCTTGCAGGGTACGTTGCGCGGCATCCGCGAGTGGCTTGAAGGCGGCAAGTGCCGTGTTGAATCGGTTGGTAGCCCCTTCGCTGGAGGACATCGCTTCCATCACCTTATTCAGCACATTCGCCAAAAGCCCCAAGACAGCGATGACCGGGGTAGCGGACAGGGCCTTCAACCCGGCGGTCATATTGGAGATGGGATTGATAACCGATGCGGCATTCCCGGCGGTCTTTTTGAAGCCATCTGATATTCCATCAAGTGCGGACTTGTAGTTACCCACATTTCGCCCAAACTTACCGCGGTCTTCATCAAACTTCTTTAACTCATCGTTAATAGACTTTATCTGTTCTCCAAGATTTTTGCGCGTGGCGGCATCCTCCGTGGCGCGAAATTGCTGGTCAAGTTCGGCCATCCGCTTGACCAATCCGTTGTAGGAGTAGTCCATCCCCTTGATGAGCTTGTTCTGCTCATCGAAGATAACGTTATCCCCCTTCGCGGCGCGGGCGACTTCCTCCATCGAAGCGGCCGTGCCGTGCATCGCGTTCTTCAGCGCGGCTTGATTGACCTGCAACTCGGAAAGAACATTCTGGTATTGGGTCGAACCAATTTCAAGTTTCTCAAGAGCCTCCTTGTAGCCCTTGATATTTTCCCGTAGTTCCTCGATATTCTTGACGGCATCCCGTGTGCCGTCCTCATTGACTTGTATTCGGAGAATAGTTACGTCTTCCATCAGTATTGATTCTTGTAGTTAGCAATGTCACGAACCTGTACGAACTCGCACTCACAAGGGTCGAAGGTGGTCAGCGAGTAGTTGGAGATTTTATTGAGCATCCAAAGGCTTCCCCGATACCAGTAGAACTTCCGCAATGCTTCCGGGCCGGGGCGGTCAATCCACGCCTTGCAGGTCATCACCTTCCCGTGAACGTTCAGCCTGTCCCGGATATACTGCTGCCACGCCTGTTCATAGATGGTATAACCCGCCGCGTATCGGATGCCGGGAATATCCACCTCCCGCGGGAATCCGAAGTCCAGCAGCAACTCCGGGTCTTGCCCCCGGTGGGTGTACCTTGTGAATTGGGGAATATCCAACCCGTACTCGTTGAAGGCCGCAATCCAGCACGGCCCGCCGTTCACGGCATCCATCACCGGGAGGTCATCGGACAATCCGAAGTGCGAGTAGTTCAAAGAGTAGTTGAAGAACAGAAGCACATCTGCCCCGTCTATCCCCTTGTTCTCGCCGTCCCGGAACTCGGCCCGGCTCATAAGGTCATACCCCGGATAAGTGGTGTTCAGCGGGGAAAGGCCCGCCCCGGCGGGGAGGACAATATCGGTGTCAAGGTTCTCGCTTCCGTTCCATAGTGTATAAGTCCCGCCGTCAATGAACGGGGACGGATAGAAGTCGTTATTATCCAAGATGGAGTACCAATACTTGCCCCGGTCTTGCACGGCCGCACAACTTTTCAGCACCAATCCCGCAAGAAGGTCTTTGACCTCCGCGTCGAAATCATAGCCCGTGTCCACTCGCTGGATGCCGTACTGCACCCCCTCGGTATTGAGGTATTCTTCCTCGAATCTCCCCCCGACACTCTCCGTCTTGAACTCGTACCATTTGGAATCGAAGGCCACGGGATTGATAACCACAGAATCGGCATCTATCCTGTCCGTCAAGTCCTCGGTTTCATTCACGAAGAAGGATTTGCGTTTGAGGATGGTGACTTGCTTGGTAGCACTATCCGCGAGGATATACA